ATACTTTTCATGACAGAAAGAATGATAAAGTTATTGGTCAAGGAATTTTTTGGCAAAAGAAACGAAAAAGGGAATTTTTGAATTTTTACAAAAATCGAAAAAACGAAATTTTGTAAAAATCGAATTTTTCAATTTTTCAATTTTTGAATTTTTCGATTATCCCCCCCATCGAAAAAAATTTTTTTTGAGCGTCTGGGAACCGGTGAAGGGAACTTTTTCCAAGTCGGGACCGCTCAGACAAAAAGGGGATAAAAACTAAAGGGATTTCAGGAAGGAGGCCTAGTTTTTGGCAAAACCAGTCACAGCTAAATCAATCAAGTCAAAAGTCATCAAACAGATGAAAGAGCTTGGGACTTATCGCAAAGAATTTGACATGATCATTGACATCTTTTCAGGAATGCTATTTCAGTATCAGAAACTTGCTCAGGACTATGCTGATATGGGCTATCCTGTCACAGATGTCTATGTGAATAAGGCAGGAGCTGAAAATGAGCGCAAGGTCCCTATTCTCACAGCGATGGAAATTCTAAGAAAAGATATACTCAGCTATTCTAATCAACTGATGATGAATCCTAAGTCATTAGGTGAAGTGGTAGAGCAAGATAATGGATCAGTTCTCACAGAGGTTCTGAAATTCAAGGACCAGATCAAAAAGAAACGGGTGAAGTCTGATGGGTAACGTGGAGAAAGCTAAAAAATACGCTCAACACGTTCTAGACCATCAGGAAGAGCATTGTGAAGAGAACATTTTGGCAGCATCACGCTTCCTGAGAGATTTGGATAATCCAGAATTTGAGATGGATGAAGAGATGGTTGATTTTGTCGTTCATTTCATTGAACACACAATTGTCCATCAACAGGGTGATGATATGTTTGCGGTCTCTATCCGTAATAAGCCATTACTTTTGCAACCCTGGCAACATTTTGTTGTCGTGAATCTCTTTGGCTTCTACATCAAAGGAACGAATGAGAGACGCTTCAAGGAAGCCTTGATCATGCTTGCCAGAAAGAATGGCAAGACTTCCTTCACTGCTGCAATCGCTCTGGCTTATCAGATTCTAGATACAGATAGCGGTTCAAAATGCTATATTGTAGCCAATTCTGTCAAGCAAGCCTTGGAAGCCTTTGGATTCTTGAGGTTCAATGTTGAGCGATGGAATGACAAGAACATTCGTATCAAGGACAACAACCAAGAACACTCAATCACTGCCAATTTTGGTGAAGAAGGTTCATTCTTTATTCAAGCACTGGCCAATGATGAAAGCAGGCTTGACTCCCTCAATGGGAATGTCATCATTCTAGATGAAGCCCATACCATGAGAAATTCCAAGAAATATGGTCTTATGAAGAAAACAATGTCAGCATACCGGAACAGTATGCTTTTTGTTATTTCTACAGCCGGGGACATTCCCACAGGCTTCCTTGCTAACCGTCTGAAATACTGTCAGAAGGTGTTGAAAGAGTTAGTCAAAGATGATTCATTCTTCATCTTCATCTGCAAAGCCAATCAGGCTACTGATGGAGATGTGGGAGACTACTTGGATGAGAATGTGTTGAAGATGGCTAATCCTTCATGTGGTGTGACTGTCTCACTCAAGGCCCTCAAAGAAGAAGCAGAACAGGCTTTGAATGATCCACAGACCAGAAATGAGTTCTTCAATAAGACATTGAATGTCTTCACCAACTCAATGAACGCTTATTTCAATCCTGATGAGTTCATTGCCAGTGATGAATGCTATGACTGGACCATTGAGGAGCTTGCAAGGCTTCCTATTCGCTGGTATGGAGGAGCTGACCTTTCAAGACTGCATGACTTGACTGCTGCTGCCCTTTACGGTGTGTACAATGACGGTGAAAAAGATGTTGATATCTGTATCACACATGCTTTCTTCCCTCGTGTCAACGCTCAGAAGAAAGCCAATGATGATGGCATCCCACTATTTGGATGGCAATCAGATGGATGGCTGACAATGAGCAACACTCCAACCGTCCTCTATGATGATATTGTTAAATGGTTCATAGAAATGCGGCAGAAAGGCTTCAAAATTGCTGCTGTCGGTATGGATAGGAAATTTGGTAGAGAGTTCATGCTCAAAATGAAGCAGGCTAAATTCAAAATGATTGACCAGCCTCAGCTATTCTATTTGAAATCAGAGGGATTCAGAAGAATTGAATTGAAAGTGAAGAATAAAGAATTTTATTATGTACATTCGGACGCTTATGAATACTGTGTCAGCAATGTCAGAGCCATTGAGAAAGTGGATGATGCTGTTCAGTATGAGAAGTTAGACGGTGATGGCGGTACAGCAAGAATTGACTTGTTTGATGCAAGTGTTTTCGCTTGTATTCAGGCGCTTGCTAACCTTGGTAAGAATAAGAATGTGATGGCTTACTTTGATTAGATAGAAAGGAGGTGAGAAATATGGGAATCTT